CCGCAGAGTATACGCCCCTTCTCTTATCCAGCAAATCCCTCTAGGGTGCTAACCCTAGAAGGATGGATAAGTCACTGGCTAACCAAGCCAGGCCCAGACCCACTTTCTTACGACCGAGTGGGGATCGGCATACAGCCCAGGACGTAAACTGCGATCTTGTCTTGCGACTTGATTGCAGTATAAATCACTGGCTTCGCCTATACCACAAGTGAGCAACTTTCTAAGGAGCTCACCCCAATTAGGGGATTGTCGTTGTTTAACTTTATTGACAACTTGAGGTATATGATGTTCATATCGTTGAAGGTTTTTGTTCCACCTTCTCCGAAAATAAACATCATTGACAGCGCTCGAAGTGGACCTTATTGTACATGGAATGTCCAATAAAGTTCGAGGGTATATGTAGCCTAAATAGCTTTCGATAGAATCGATTGCAGGATAGGCTGCGGTATAACCGAATTTTGCAATTAATAAGTTGCAAAAATCCGCTGTTGAGGGCAAAGATGTATCTGACGATCCAAAGGACTTTTTGAGCCTTACGGGTGTGACATCTACACCTAAGTAGTAATCACCACCGCAAGATTCTCGAAAAGGACCTTTGACAAAGCTCTTGTCTCGATTGACCAAAAGACCAATCGATTCTAAGCCTTGTATCACATCCTCAGCGACATTCGAGGATGTTATGATATCGTCGCCGTAAACGAAAACCTGATGACCATGAGTACGGCCATAGGTTAATCGTAGGGTCGCCTCAGCGCATGCCCAAAAGACAAGCGCTTCAACTGGGAAGCAACAAGAACTGCCCATAGGGGCAAACTTGTTTAGCTTCACTATTTTCCCGTTCGGCAACCGTGTGTTCTCGGAGCGAGATGCTTCGAGAGCTTCAACCCATCTAGGAGGAAAAACCTCTTTGACAAGTTGAAGACTAACACGATCGGATGCATCAGACAGATCAATCGTACAAAGCTGGTCATACAAAGAACCAGCATGGGCGAGAAATCTGTTGATTGTCTGGTCTCTAAAATTTATGAGACCACGGGTGATAGTATGGTGCTCAATGGTATCGTATAGTTTTCGCATGAGACCCTGCTGAATGTACATTAACTCAGCAGGCTCACACGATATTATACGCGGACCACGAGAATCCTTCGGCACTAATGCAACACGTGCAGTTGGATCTTCATGACGAGATTCTTCAAGTTTTTCCATCTCATCAACTAGATGAGTAGGAGAGACGAAGAAATACTCGGAGTATGAGAAAATCTCATCAAGCTTCTCGTAATATCGAAGCTTATGATATTTCTCATAATTGGGCGTTCGGCAAGCAGTTTCACCGCTTCCGTGTGAAGGGATTATATCAGTTGGATCCGAATTACACAAGATCCTTCCAATTAACCCCTTCATGGCTTTTACCAAACCAAGTCTGTTAGGACTCGGAGAGGAATGCCAAAAAGTTCCGACATCAGAATCAGTAGTAACAAACTGATCAAGATATCGCTCTTTAACGCTCTCTTCATGAGGCACCTCCAGTTTGTAGAACAGGTAAGATAGCTGTCTTACGCAGTCTACGGCTGAGGGATCCCGGGCCAACGCAGCTTCGATCGCACTACTAAGAAATATGGGTATCTCGATGCTTTCGTCAAGAACGAAAGCAGGATTAACCCAAATCTTAATATGTGACTTCTGAAGTTTGAAAAAACTGACTTCAGAGTTTTTCCACACCCAGTTATGGGTAGAATGGAAACGATCTAGAGCTTTCCCGAATAAGGGAAGTCCTTGCGTTAGGAATGGTAACCCCTCGTTAGACGATCGTTCCTTAAAGGTCTCAATATCTGAGTCTTTAAGGTACTTTCGATAGCGTTGGTTGGACGCTAGGTGCAACCATAATGATTGCAGGCTTTTCAGTTCACGATTATTCATCGCAAAACTCCAGAGCCTACTATGCGCCACCAAGTGACAAACACTCACACACCCACCTCATAGTGGTATTGCAAGCCGCTATAAGAAACCAAACAACTTAGTTAAACCTCGTTGTTCAGTACTGCCGTCACGTTCGCGTTACTGCCACCCTCAATGAGGAAATCGACAAGTCGATTGACCTCCTCAAGGATGACAGCGTTCGTGATTGCAGTGTTTGGGGGGCGTACGATCACAACATAAGTTGAGACCGTCGCCGCGACACCGTATGCGTCGACCTCAGTTCGGTCGAGTCGCACCAAGTGCCGCTGTTCACCGCCTTTCCCAGTATCATGAGATACTGTAAGTTTCTTTTCGCTGGGCAAAGTTAAGCCAGCGACAGAATACTCGGACTTGTTCAGATCTGCGGCACGCAAGGCATAAACAGCCAAGTTAGTGTCGACATCTGTAGCAGAATCCTTGGAAAGCGAGAGTGAAGTTCCTAGTGACATATGTCAGCTCCATGCCCCTAACGAATTCGCAAGGGGTTTGTAAAACTCTGTTACCAGAGTGGTTTAATCCACAAAAGTAACCAGGGACTTACCTGATTATTCCGTGGCTTTGACGAATCCTTCAGAGTTATCTCTTGAGGACCGTCGCCAAGCTGATCAAATTGACCAGCTGATTGAGATTAGGGATTTTCCAACCTGCCGACGTAGCAGTCGACAGATCGGGAAATATCGGAACGCGGTGGAATATCTTACGATATGTCCCACAGCTCCCCGATTTCAGAACTGGTTGGAAATTGTTATTGTTACCAATCCAATAGTTCTGAACCTCTGCTCTTTCGGAGTATTGAAGATAAGACGTCTCCAATACCACGGGTAGTTCGAGGGTATCACTACGGTAACGCGATACGAATCCACCGACATTGTAAAACCAATCTACAATGAAGGAGAAAGGTATCGCTTCCCAAATGATCCCTGCGTCCAGCTGAAAGCCTAAGGCATCTAAATACGCCTTAAGTATAGTCTTAGTCTCGTCTAAAGCTTTAATACGCTTTATACGAAAAGTAAGAAAAGCCTGGACCTTTCCGTTGATGGCACCCTTCCAAAAAGTGGTGCCAGCACCGTACGGGAAACTACCTGAAGACGATACAGCGACTGCGGGAAAAGTCATAGTTTTTCGCAAAAGTTGACCTTCCCTTTTATTCCAGTCGATGCACTGCTGATATACACTACGTAAGACCCCAGCCATGGCTTGGACGTCGGCCAGAAATGGCTTCCATCCAAACGCATAGTTGAGCCGAGCCGCAGCTAAGTTCTTCAGCAAAGACAGATTTGAACTCGCTAGCTTGAACATCCTCGGCAATTCATCCAACTCTAAAATAAAGTTGGGAATGCTAAGGGTAGTTAAATCAGGTTTTAACGCGTAAAAAGCGTCGTTAATGTAACCCTGAGCTCCCGTTCCGAGAATACTGAAGCCAGAAGCACCGGCAACAGAATCAAGGGCGGAGAGAGCTAGAGGACTAGTAGCGGAGCCGAACCCTGTGGGTGATTCATACACAAAGTTCTTGTTTTCAGCGACCAAATGGCCGCTAGAAACAGTCACTCCTGGGACAAGTGTCGTTTGAAATTTATGTCTACACAAATTCGCCGAAGTTTTATCAGTCTTCGAGCGACAAGTGTAAACAATCTCCTCCTCAGTGGCAGGTATGCCCAATGGGCCTACATACCCCCAACTTGCATGGGTTCCATCCAAGTTGAATACTTCATCTTTAACGTTGAAGTTTGGAGCAGGAGTGGTTCGTGTTTTGCGTCTTCCGACGCCAAGCATTTGTACCATTTCAAACAACCTCCTAGT